ACTTTTTATTTGGTGCGGTCATGATGTCCAGTGCCTGCTGCCCGTTTTTTTTCGTTGGACGTATATCCAACAGAAAACAATCATCAATCGCATCCATAAAAACCGGTTCCAGTTCTGCACTCACGCCAGCATCTGATTTTGCTTTCTTTTTGATCCGAAATAACTGTGTTCCATTGAATGACTCCAGTTTTACGACTGCGTCCTCTTCTATCCACTTCCAACGTCCCTCTTCATCGATCGGGTGCTGAATCTCCGCTTTCCAACTTCCGTTTAGTATTGCTTTTACAGAAGCGCTCTCCGGAAGTAATGGCATATCACCGTTATGTTCATAATCCGTATTTTCTGGTTTATAAAGTTCTATCCTTATAAGCACCTCCAGTTCGGAATCACTTTCAGATCAAATCCTCTTGAGATATACACGGTATTCTCTCCCGGTAAAAGATGTAGTTCTGCATAATCTCCATACACAGATGTGTTCATCAATTTTCCATCTTTTCTGTATGCCATCAGCCTGTCTGTATCAATCACCAGATTCTGGCCAACATTCGCTTTCATTTGACTTCCGTTTACCTGCAGGATGCACTCACCTTCACCTGTGATCAAATAGACTGGTCTTGATCTGTCATATGGATTGTAAAACACCTCTTCCGGTGTATATTCTGCTTTTCCATCTGTTCGATATCGGTATCCCTCACACGTAAATTCTACATCAAACTCTCCGACCTCTTTTACTTGCCGTTCTGCTGCATTGATCTTAGTATGTTTTACGTGATAGAAATACTCCAATTCATCGCTTAAAATCAGTTCTGTATCATCTTTTCTCATAAGCCATCTTCTCGCAGCCCGAAATCGTTCCTGCCATCTTTGAGGATTTTCTGCAAATGTAAATGGAACTGTGATTGTAATGTCGCTCACAGTTCCATCTTCTTTGAATATGCTCCCATCTCTTCCCGGTATGTTCAATTCCGTATAGTTATACTCTGCCGAAGGGATAGACGGTCTTTCTCGTACAAGTATTCCTATTTCTGTATTTGTATGGCCGTTTCTGATAATTTCATACATTTACCGTCTCCCCTTTCCTCTTTTTGTGTGATGTACTTGAGATGTAAATCCTTTTTTGGCTGTTTCTACAATATAAGAATCAAGCTTTTGATTTCCAATTTGCACACCGACATTATTGTTCAAAACAATGTTAGTCTGTGTAGCACTTGCCAGAGCTGGAGTTCCTCCGTACATACTCTCACTCATCGTCTTGGCAACTCTTTTTACCGCATTGGAAACCTTGTACACATTCTCATTGATTCCTTTTACCATTCCATCGATAAAATCCGGCATCCATGTTTCATAATCTCTCAAAGGTCCTTCATCCGGTCTTGAAAAGTGTAAAAAGGATCGAATCTTATCTCCGATTCCTTTCACTGCATCCACAATCCCGCGGACTCCGGATAATATCCCTTCTTTCAATCCATTGATAAAATCCGCTCCCCATTCCCAGGCATTATCGA